GACCAATGAATAGCCTGAGCCTGCCCCACGCGCGCGAACGGTAGATGTCCAAGAGTGCTGCGGGCCTTCAAGGATAGGCAGGCGAAAGCTATGAGCTGATCCGCGGGCACGGCCGGTAAATACCCGCCAAGCGCGCTCACAAACGCCGTCCATGGGTTCGACCACGACGGTCGCCTCCCACCATGCGTAGCCGGTATCCAGAGCCTGACGCGCACCGGTCAGTTCCGAACGATTAGACTGCACCGCAACCATCGGTCGCAGTTGGACCTGCTCATGGAATGTCGGATTGGGATAGGGAATGATCGCCATCAGCCGGTCATCCCTCCGGGCATGGCTGGCCGCGCGGCATCGCGTCTGGCCTGCGCAGACGCCGCGCCCAACATCCCGGGGGCCGCGGCGCGGACAACTTGAACCGCTGCGCCACTTGCTTCTGTACGAACACGTGCGACGAAGCCGGGCTCTTCTTCAATGACTATTCGCACCACACCGCTTAGAGCTTTGCCGCCGCTCGCTTGCAGTGCCCCCATCTGGCCGAGCGGGATGATGTTGCCGCCAGTGTCCGGTCGAAACGCTTCGACGCGCCCCGGTGCTCCGCCTTCGTTGATCCGGTAGATCTGGCCGCCTTCGACCCTCCCGCCCGATGCGCGGCCGAACAAGCCTCTAAAGAGTCCTGAGAAAACACCACCTGTCGCGCCACCCTCCGGAAACAACGCATCGGCCAACGGCGCGATGATCGCGCGCTGCACCGCAATGCGCAGGAGGTCGGCGACGATCTGATCCGCGATGCTGCTGAACGTGTCGCCCAGCGACCGAGTGCCGCGGATAGCTTCGACCAGTCCGTCATTCAGCGCATCGAGGCCGTCCAGCTGGATGTTGTCGAGCGCCTCGTTGATCTGCTCCGGCGTCTTGTTCACGCCGCGCAGGTATCGCTGCACCGGCGTCTCGTTATTGCGGATCGTCGCCTCGCGCCGCTGCGCTGCGGTGGCGTTCAATGCGGCGAGGGCGATCCGAGCTTGCTGGCGCTCGGCATCGGCCAAGGTCTGGTTTGCCGCGACGGCCTCAAGCTTCGAGCGCAGGAAAGCATCTTCCGCCTCGAGGATGCGAACCGCGATCGCCTGTCGTTCGGCGTCGGTATCAGCGAGTTCGTATTGCAGCTGAAGGGATTCGAACGAGGCGCGATAGCGCGCTTCGGCGAGTTCAGCGCTTTCCTGCTCCAACCGGGCGCGCTTCTGAAATTCCACGGCTTCGCGCTCGACGAACGCCACGCGCTCGACGAGGCCAAGGATTTCCTCTTTCTGCGCGTCGGAGTAATCCTGGTCGGCCTTGACCGATGCGGCGGTGCGGATGCGCGCAAGCTCCACGTTGCGCAGTTCGTATTCCGCTACCTCATCTGCTGATCGAGCCGTCGAGCGAAGGGCGGAATTTGTTTGCGCCATCAGCTGGGCGCGCTCGTTTTGGAAGCGATCTTTGATTTCAGCAAGGCTGGGGCCGGTGGGGCCGGTGCGACCGGGCCCCTTCTTCGCGCCATCATTTTTGCCGGCTGCTGCCGTTGCGACCGGCGCTACAGCGGGCGGAGCCTTTATCGCAGCGTCCAGCGTAGCAAGACTGGCCTCGAAATTCGCAATCGCTTTCTCTTCTGCGGCCAGATTGCCTTGTGCCTGGGCCACGCGGACATCACCGGTGCCTTGGATAAAGGTGGCCGTACCAGGAAGGCCGGTGGACCCGAACGACGCCTGATTCCGCGCTGCCTGGAATGCGCGTGCTTTCTTCAATTCTGTCTGCGCCTGAAACAGCGAAGCCCGTGCGCCCGCGAGTTTCTGCTTCGTGTTCTCGCGCTCAGCCTGCGCGGCCAGAAGCGCCTCCTTTCGAGTTTGGCCGTGCGCGCTGGCGAGTCGCTCAGCCGCCTCGCGAGCCCTGTCCGACGCCTTGCCGCTTTCCTCCAAGCTACGCTTGTATTGGCCCGTCGCAGTCGTCGCCTCGTTCGACTTCACGATGAGAATGCCGATCCCAGCGACCAGCGCGGTGAGGGCCAGAAGCGGCAGTGTCCGGGCCAAGCCGTTCATCGCGAATGCCAAGGCTTCGGTAGCGGTTGCTGCGCCCCCCATAGCCGCAGTTAGCGCGAACATTGCGTTGCTTCCGGCAACGGCACTGGCGACCATGCGGGTGCCCATCACCGTGGCGATGGTCGCCAGCGCTGGAATGATGATGTCTAGATTGTCCGCGAGTCTGCGAATGGCCTCTGCAACCGCCCCGGTCGCACCCGATGCAGCGCCCGCCTCGCCAAGATATTTCCCGAGCTGATCGTTGAGAGCTTGGAAAGCGCCAGAGAGGGTGATCGTCGCACCAGAAGCTTTTCCAGCTACGATATTGGTCCCATCCAAGATCGCCTGATAAAATTCGCGGCTTGAGACAGTCCCGTCGTACACGGCGGCTCGCAGCGCGTTGATGTCGCCCTTGAAGCGCTCGCTTGCTGCGGCTGCTTCAAGCAGTGGGCGAAGGCCACCTTCGTTGATTTGCGCATATTCTTCGGCTCTGACTGTCCCGGCAGCGAGTGCTTGAACAAGGCCCAACGTGGCTCCCGACGCTTCTGCTGCTGATTTTCCGGTGATTAGCAGAGACTGCGAGACAGCCTCGGTGACTTCCAGCAGGTCGGTCTGCGATGCTCCCAAGGATTTTCCAGCCTGAGCGACGTTCCCATAGAGATCTGCCAGCGTATTTACGCTGACGCCATATTGCGAACCAAGTTGGAAAAGCCGTTCCTGGACCTGAGCAAGGCGCTCGCCCTCAAGACCAGCGACTTTCAGCGAGTTTTGAAGTCGGGTGAAACCGTCGACAAGATTGGTAACTTCGCGGGCACCAAATCCTGCCGCGATCGTCGCCGCAAGGCCCTTGAACGTGCTGCCGATTGCACCGCTTGATTGCTTAAACTGTTGCTCCAGGCGACGAACTCGCGCCTCTTGGTAGCCGAATTCCTTGTCTACGGTTCTGGTCGAGCCTCGCAGCTCTCGCTCATGCTGGGAGACATCAGCGCGAAGCTGCAACACCACCGGATCAATTTCAGCCATGCTCCTTCATGGCGAGGAGCAAGGCCAAATCTTACCGCCGTCAGCTATCCCTCTGGCTCGGCGAAAGGATCGCGATCGCTTTCCTGCTCAATAAAGTCATTGTACTTCTGTCGAGCGCGCTTCTGCGTGAAGCCATCCATACATCGCCTAAATCGCGATGAAGCCACCACATCATAATTTGGATCAATTTTAGCGATCAGGGTATCGCCTGTCGTTATGACAATAGAGGTTGCGGAAAACGAAAATAGTTCTTGAAAGGTATCGTCTGACACGCGAGCGAAAAGGGATGGCTTGTCAGAAACGGTAGCCAGGAAATTTGCAGTCAGCTCTCTACTGTCGTTTTCGATTTTGACTTCGTACAATTCGCCATGTTTGAGCGACCTCCATGCCTCATTAGAGAGCAGGAGGGCCACTTCCGATCTTTCAGACATATCTTCGCGCTGCGAGAATAGAATGGAAAGTCCGCCATCCCACGCGTTGAATATGTTGCAGCCGTCCTGCTCAACGAATGTCCACGAATAAGCCGGTCCGGCAGATGCTGCAAAAGCCGCAGCAACCGTACATCCAAGGATTCGCCTACCCCAGCGCCTTCGCAATGATCCGGCGGATTGCCTCTGGCCGGGAGACGAATGGCGCTCCGTTTGCGACGATCCATGCATCCAACCGTGCCAAGTCCGGCTCTTGGAATCTAACACCAACAAGCGTCCCGGTTTCCGACGCCCGCCCTTTTCGTGTTTTCGTGTTATCATGGGTTGACTTACTCATGCTGCCGCGTTAACACGCTATCAGGCCGATGGGAAGTGGCAACTTCCACACCGGCCCTGACCAACAACCGTCCATAGGAGACGATCATGGCTACCAAACTGATAGCGCACCCGCGCCTCGCTGCAAATGACAATGACAACGGCGGTCGTCCGCCACGCCTGGCGGTATGGGCGCGGAAGGCGCTCGCGCGTGAGGGGTGGCGGTTTTGAGCGACGCGGAGACTTCGGCGAGAAAGTGTCAACGATGCCTGAAGGATTTGCCGAGATCTTCCTTTTCCAAAGACCGCAACCGCACGGACGGCCTGCAAGCTTGGTGCAAGGCTTGCAATTCCGCATATCAAAAGCGCTGGCGCGACGACCATGCAGAATACCAAGCCGGATGGCGAGAGAGGCATCCTGGCTATCACCACGCTTATCACAAACAATGGAGGGATGATAACGAAAGCAAATGGCGAGCCCATTCGCATCAAAACAGGATCAGGCGAAAAGCCCGCAAAGCGGAAGGCGATAGCGCGCCGAAGATTGCTGCTTGGATCGAGAAACAAAGGAAGGTTTGCTACTGGTGCGGCAAGGGTTGTCGCCAGAGCTTCCATGTTGACCACTATAAGCCGCTCGCATCGGGCGGGAAGCATCGGATCGAAAACCTCGTCATATCCTGCCCGCGATGCAATCTGCGGAAGGGAGCCAAGGATCCTTACGAATTCGCCAACAGGGTCGGTCGTCTATTCTAGGTGTCCCGCATCTGCGCTCGCATAAACCGATCCAATCGCTCCGCTGCGTCAGCTGGAACAGGCTTTTCCACGCCGTTCTGTGTGTCAATTCTATACGAGAGAGCTTCCAAATATCCCGAAAGAGATAGCCGCTCCCAATCAAGGCCCATTGCTCCGCAGTCGGCGATCAATCTTCCTTTTTCAAAGGGCTCGGCTTTCTTGCCGCGGGCTTCCTTTTTTTTTTCGAAAGCTTCACGCCCGACACGGCAGCGTGCGCGATCTGAAAGGCGAGCGCCGCGAGTTCGGATATCGGGCGCGCAGGGAAGCAGTAATCGCCGACCAAATTCGCGGCGCGCGTTGGCCCAACCGCGCTTTCCTCCGCGTCGACCAGACCGCTGTTCCCGCCGATCAGAGCATGGCGGACGAGGGCGAGCATCGCCGACACACCGGGCCCGCCTGGTCCGGCATAGACGAACCGCCCATCGCCATCCACACCGGTAGCGATGGCGAGCGTCCCGTAGAATTCCAGCAGCGCCCCATGCTCGCGCTCAAACGCAACGATCTGCGGAAGGCCGAGCCAGAAGCGGTATTCGCCGTCCGCGAAAGGGCGGGTGACGCTGGTCTCATCCATGACGCTTATGCGCCCGCCGGGGCGGCCGTTTCAGTCCAGGGGCCGTCGCTCGCCAGCGTGATTTCACCACCGCCTTCGCTTTCGCGGTCCACGTTGGTGTTCGCGGAGGTGAGGTTGAAGTCGCCGGTGATGGTGTGGATCAGATCACCCCCATCGGTCGTGCCGTCTTGGAACAGTTCGACCTTGTAGGAGCGCACCACGCCGAGCGCTTCGTTGTAGATCGCGATATCGGGAATGTTGATCGTGCCGCTCGAGGTGATGTCGAGCTGGCGGCCGGTCGTCTTGCTGCGGCGATAGCCGGGCAGGGCGGGCTTGTCGCAGTCGCGGCGGAACCGATCGTTCGTGCCAGCGGTGCGGTTGATCTGCGCGCCGAAAAAGCCGCAAAGCTTCGTGAACTCACCCGGCGTGGTGGCGCTTTCGATGGAGATCAGGGCGAAATCGGCTTCAGTCGGGAGCGACATTTGAGGTTCCTCGCGATAGTGTCGCGAAGGGCCTACCGTGGATCAGTCTGAGGCCTTACCGCCGTCAATGCCGTGGATCGTGGCCCGGCGCGTGTCGGGATCGTCGAAGATATCCGACAGGATCACCCCGTCTATACCGTGCGCCAGATCGGGCCGATCACCTTCGATCAAGCGCCGCTTCATGGTGTCGAGATCCGCCGTGGTCAGCGCGCCATTGCGCCGCAGCTGCGCTATCAGCACTTCCATGACCGGATCGAGCCCGGTTCCGCCATTTGCGCTGTCTGCCACGGAACCGGTATAGCACCATCCTACGCGGCAATCACGCGACAATTCAGCTGCCCGAACCAATGCCAGTCATCAGGCCCTTCTTCGCGCAGCAAGCGCGTGTCGCTGAAACGAATGCGGCAGTCCGGCCCGCCTTCGAGCGTCAGGTGATTGTCGGCATAGCAAGCCTCGATCGCGGCACCGAGGCGCGAGGCGTGGTCGTAGCCCGTCTCGATCACCGCTTCGGCAGAGTTGTAGCGCGGTCCGGCGAACCCATGGACATCGAACGAGATGGCGGCACCATTCGGGCAGGCGTTTCGAATGCGGACCATGTTCGGCGCTTCGATTGTCAGGATCGGCCAAGACGGCTCGCCATCGGGTTGAATGCTCGTTGCGGGCATGAGCGCGGCGATTCCAGCGTCGCGCTTAGCACGGATCAGCAGGGCGCGGCGGGCGAGGCGCTGGAGGTCGGAGGGCGTCACGATCCGCTCGCCTTCACGATATTGTCGAACGCGGAGGCGAAGTCCTTCCGCACCTTTGTCAGCATTTTATCGCGCGCGGGGCGCATATACGGACGCGCGGCCATCTTGCTGGTGCCGAATTCCAGCGCTGCGGCGTATTCCGCTTCAGATCGAACCTCGACGGTCAGTGGCTTCGGCTGCTCCGTCTTCAATCGCGCCTGGAGATTGCCCGTGTCGCGGTTCGGCGATTCTCCCGGCGTTGACGCGACATGGTTCTTCCCCGACACCGATCCCGCCGAGATCGATCGGAAGGCTTCGGATCGAATGGCATCGCCCCCAGCATAGAGCGACGCGCCCATCAGCCGCACCGTCGACGCGCTCGAAAGCTTCCGCAGGCGCCGCTTGTGCTTGTTCAGGCCCTTCATCGCCATCTTACGCCCTTCTCGCCCGACATTCCCAGCCCACCGCCGCAGGATCGCGCTGACAAGATTGCAGCGACCACGTCCCGGCGCGTGAACCGGCTGCGATCTTCACGACCGCCGAGATGCCGAGCTCGTCCAGCCCTAGCACGATCAGGCGCACGTCTGTTTCGCGAAAGCCCTCCGCCTGGCGCATGGCGAAGGTCGCGGCGTCGAGCTGGACCGTGCATGGCTGCCTGGTTGGTTCGCCGGGATCCACGATCGAGCCGCCTTCGTCCTTGACCGGGACGCCGGGCCAGACCGCTTCGGCTTGGTGGAACGGACCATCATCCGTGGTGAATGCCGCAGCGATACCGGCGAAAGCCTCGTCAAACATCGAACGCACCCAGCACGCCGATCAAGGCGGGCGGCTCCCAAGCAAGGCGAGGTCCGGCGAACTGGCGCCGAGCGAGGGTGAGATACTCCCTGCCGTAGACGGTGGCGCCGAAGCCGGTGCGGCCTGCAATGCCGCCTGACATCGATGCGCTGAAAGTGCCGCTTTTGAAGCTGGTGACACCGGCCGGGATCGCGCCCTTGCCCAGACCCTGTTCGGCAAGCCGGTGGGCGGCGTAAAGCATTATGCCCCGCGTCCGGGTCGCATCGCTCCAGGTTGCGGTTTCGGTCTGCCCCTCTTCAAGCCAGATTTGGACCGTAGCGTCGGCGACCGAAGCGAACGAACTGTAGCGCGCGCGAAATTGGTCGAGGAGGCTGGTCGGTGCGGGCGTCGGTTCCCCTTCACCCGCAAAGATCCCGGTGGCCAAAAGCGTCAGCATGGTTTTGGCTCCTTCATCATGCCGGTGTCAGCCGCGTGTGGGGCGCGGATCATACCGGCACACTGGCGTTGCCGTCGCGGCGGTGTTGCTGCGCTTTCGTCAATACCATGCCGATGCCTGCATCTTCGTCGGCCTTCACAGCGTCGAGGAAAATGGCGAGGTTCTCGGCATAAACATCAATGCTTGGATTGGAGCTCGAACCATCGACGTTGCCACCCGACACGACGTCATGGAAATAATACTCGACCGTGCCGCCGCGTAATTTCGCCTGCGTCCAACCTGCCTGCATTTGCGAAGCGGTAAGGCCCGTGACTCCGAAACCCGGATAGGTAAAGGCGAGCCCGGCCTCCCCAAACCGAGTGAGCCGCGAACCCTTGAATACCGTGTTCTGAAAAGTCGTCCGGCCCGATACGATACCCTCTTCGGCCATGATCGCTTGAATGCGGCCAGTGTGGAAAAGCGCCTGATCGTTTGTGAACGACATGCCGTGAACGCCAGACAGCGAGGCATTCAGCGTCAGCGTGACTTGTGTTCCGCTATCGACGCTTTGCACCCGCGCGAATGGTGCAGTCGTGGGCAGACCCTTGCCGACCGCCTTCATGCCCGCTGTGATGCCGGTCGTGCTGGACATCGTAACGACAGCCGATCCGCTCGTTTTCGTGACGCTCGGCACATTGATGCGTGTGCCGCCGACATTGGCTGTCCCGGCTGTGTTCCTGCCCCGAAAGACGCCGTTCGGGTAACAAAGGTGTTTCGGTTCCGGTAGGCCGCGAGCCGCGAACCACGCTTTTTGTGCCTGTAGGTCGGCGCGAAACGCTGCTTCACTCGCGAAATCGGTAATCAATGTGTCGTCGCTGCGCCCGTCAATCTGGAGGTCGTGACCGCGAGCGGCAAGGTCCAATACCTCCGCTTCGGTGATGCGACTAGCTTGGCCGACAAGAGCGGTCGGAACGTAGAACGTCCCCCGCCAACCGCGTTCCTCCAGCATGGTTGCGGCAATGCTATATTGGCCGGGTCGCAGGTCGTCGAAGCCCGGAACGAAAGTCGGGAAGCCACCCGCGCGGGCCACGAGAGAGTCATACAAGACGGTGCCGTTAAAGGGGCTTCCGGTCTGCTGCCCGATCGCACGATAGCCAATTTTCGTCGTCGGAGAGAAAGCCGAAACCGCCGCGTTTTCGGAAACGTGTTGCGCTTCCCAATAGCCGTTGAGCTTGTAATCGTTCACACCGCCTTCGCTGGCACCATCTGAAATCCGCCCATTGAACGGATAGCTGCCATTTTGGCCCAAACGGAGGCTCTCGCCCGAGAACTGATGCAATTCGGGATCGCTGCCCGCGTTCCAATACACTGCCAGCGTTCCAAGAGTGGATGGATCGAACGGCCCCGCGACATCGGCTTTGCTGAACGATCCAGACTGCGTGCCGTCGCTGGTGAGCGCGATAGCCCCGGCACCTTGGACATTTCGTGTCGTATCGAGCGCGATCGTCCCGCCGTTCAAAGTTGACGCACCCGTCGTATTGTCGAATGCAGCCAAAAGGATCGGGGCGGTAGTGACCACCTGCAAAGCCGTCGCTTCGGTCAGCACGCCGCTATCGCGCCCGCGCACCACAAGCTGATGACCCACGTCCGCAGCCTGCGCAACATAGGTCGAGCCGGTCGCGCCTTCGATCTTCGTCAGCGCCCCGCCAGCGACAGCCTTGCGATACCATTGCGGTTCGGTGAGCGTGGTCGAGTAAGTCTGGCCAACCGATCCGTCAGCCGCAGCGGTGATGAAGTCGCCAAGGGGCGCGGCCACAGGCGGCAACAAGACACGCCTGCGCCGCGACAAGATCGCCGGTCGCGATACCCCAAGGCCAGCGAGCATCGGCATTAGCTGACGAGACCGACCAGCCCGGTGGCCGTCGTGCCGGTCGAAAGAACGCGCGTCGGGCTGAGCGGAAGAATTTGCCCTGCCGTGGCCGAGAAGGTCGCATTCGTTCCGTCGCTGCCCTTCAGCACCACATCACCTGCGCCGCCGACGTAAACCGCGTCAGGGATCGTTGCGAGGTCGGTGTTGCCATCGGGCGTAATCGGGAACCAGCGCTTGGCGCTGCCGAGCTTATTGATGGCGGCGGTGTTCGCATCCTGCTTCGCTTCGGTAGCCGCGCCTTCCTGAACGACCGGAAGAGGGTTCTCGGCCGAAACGTCCGTAGCCACGCCATCCCCACCGAACGTGGGCTTGATACGCTGAACGTGTGCGCCGCCAACATCATCTGTCGCCAGAACGGCTCCGGTTGCGGGCGCTGTGAGATTGTCGGGCACTGCGGGCTCCTATGAAAAGGCCGCCCCCGCCCGTGAGCGAGAGCGGCCTATGTGCGATCGGGTGGCGGTCACTTCACCGCGCTAAGCGCCGCGATGAGGTCGGCTTTCACGACTGCGCCGTTCTTCCCGGTGCCGGTTTCGGGGACCACATCGCGCTCCAGCGCCAGTGTTTCCAATTCCTCGACCGTCATGTCCGCGAATTCCGATGCAGGCTTTTCATCGCCGTCGATGGTCACGTCGCAGCCGGAGGCCTGAAGCGCAGCGAGGACATGATCCGGGATCGGGCGCGCGTTATCGAACGTCGCCTTCTTTCCCGGCTTCACGGTGCCGATACCGCCATAGAGCGGGATGGCCTTCGCCAAATGCGAGCCGTTTTTGATGGTCACACGCATGGCTTAGACCGTCCCGCGACGGAGAACGTCCGGCCGCTGACAGAGATACAGCGGGTAGCTGTAGAGTTCGCCGCGCGTGAACGCTTGTCGACCCGAAGGATCGAGGAGGTTCAGCGCGTAGGTTTCCTGTCCAGGCGTGTTGACGAAAGGGCCGAACTCAGCAGGCGCATACGCGACCTTGAAGACCTCGCGCGCACCGACCGGGAAGAACACGGCTTCGCCAGCCGGTACCGCGACGGTCGTTTCGTCATCGGTCCCACGGTAATTGTGGAACGTGATGCCGCCGTAGGTGAACGATTCGAACGCTCGACGCTCGCGCAGTTCAGCTGCCGCCGCCTGGTTAAGGTAGGTGGCCCGAACCGTTTCATGGTTGATGAGCTTGTCGAAAAACTCGTCCCCGGCCAGCGCATGGATCTGCGTGTTCGGAAGGATCATACCGCGCCCGGAGCGCGCCATCTGACGAGCAACCGCCGCGCACTTGCCGCGCACATCGGTCGTGTTGGTATCCAACGCGAAGTTGATCGCGGCAGGCTCCGTCACGCCGAACGCGTCGAAATAGTCGTAGATGACCGTGGTGCCGTCCGCGTCGAGCAGCTTGCCCTGAAGCGCGCCGAGACGATGGAATTCGTGCGTCGCTTCCATGTCCTGGCGAACGCGGGCCATGCGGCGCAGATACTCGGTCTGAACCGATTTCAGTTCAGACTGGCTGCCGAAGGCGCGCATCCCCTGCACCTCTTCGGCATAAAGCGTAAAGCCTTCCGCCAAGCGCGTGGTCTTCAGCGGCACAGCGGTGCGGCTGTCCGGGTTCAGTTCCTTGGGTGGGGCGCCGATCGCGGAATTCGGAATGAGGCGGAGATTGCCATCCTGACTGTCGACCCAGATGGTCCGCGTCGTGACCGGAACCGGGTCGAAGATGTTCAGAGAGCCCAGCAGGTTGGGCACGTAATCCATCTTGTTGACGGTGCCGGTGAGCGAAGCCATTCCGAAGGCCCCGCCGCCAAAAATATCCATGGTAGCCATAGCGTTGCCTTTCAGTTTCGCAGGATGATGCCGAGGGCGTTCAGCCCGTCGTTGATCGCGCCCTTCTGCGCGTCGGTCGCGCCGTCGGGGTAGGTGAGAGCGGCGGCGTGAACTTCTGCGTCGCGAACGACCACGGTGCGCTGCACGGTCTCGCCTTCGGGAACGGTTTCCCAGAGAATGCCCGCCGGGGTGCCGTCCACCGCGACGCCGCCGAACACATCAGCTGTCTCGGAGAGGATGGTGCCGACGACCAGTTCGCCCACGGTCGCATTGACCGTCTTTTCCTCGCGGCTGCGATACATACCGTTGGCTTCGCTGACGAGAAAGTCAGCCTTGCCACGCGCTTCAGTGTAAATCGCCATGTCAGGCTCCCTTCATCTTGACGCCAGCTGCGCCGAACACATCGTCTCCGAAGGCGTCAGTCGCGACGATGGTCACCGGAGCGATGTTCTGCACCTGAGGCGCTGCATCGGCGGTCAGGACGGCAAACGCGCCCTCGATCGCGGCGTCCGTGGTCGGCGCTTTGTCACCGAGCTTGGCGGTAACGACGGCCTTACGAATATCCGCAGCGGACTTGCCGGCGCAGTCGATGGTCGGAACCGCGACCTTGGCGCTGGCGATGAGCGCGGCGCGGTCGGCAGCGAGCGCATCGAGCTTGGCTGGATCGCTGGCGGCTTTCGCGTCGGCGAGCTGCGTATCGAGCGCGGCTTTCTCGCCCTCGGCCTTGTCGGCGCGAGCGGTGGCATCGGTCAGTGCGGTATCCTTCGCCGCCAGCGCGCCTTGAAGCTTCTCGATCGCGGCCTTGGCCTCGTCGGAAACATTCGGCACCTGAAGGCCGTCGATCATCATCGTGTGCGGCATGGTGCCGTCCTTTCGGTCGTTGGTGGTGAGTTCCGCCACGCGGGCGGGGTTGGCATCGCAGGCTGCGAATTTGGGGGCGACATCGCCGATGCGGCATTCGGGACCGGCCCGACCGCGATCCACGATGGCGATGTGGTTTCCGACGATTCCGGTCTGACGAGCGTCGCACACGGTGCCGTCCGGCGCCTTGAACTGCCCGAATTCGAGGTCGGTCGCGTAACCGTTGGAAAGCTCGCGCTTGCCTGCTTCTACAGCAGCGATGGCGCTGGCGTCGGTCAGCAGGATGTCGAACGAGAGATGATCTCCGTCACGCATCGCGCCCATGATCGTACCGCGCGCGTGATCGCGCCAGTTTGCGGACGTAACGGGCTGGGCGGGGTGATCGTTGGTGACGGGCTTGCCGATGAAGCTGCGGGCCGCAGCTTGGTCGAACACGGTAGCATCGTCGCGCAGCACCTTGACCACGGCTTTGTCGCGCAGACCGTGCGTGTTCTGCGGATCGACCTCAGTTCCAGCATAGTCATAGACACCCGTGCGAGCGGCGCGGGCACGGACAGCGAGATAGCCATCCTTCGTGCGTTTCGGTGCGTCGAGCGTGAGGTGGTCCGTAGCGAACATGTCATGCGGGTTACCGCATGGGCTGGGGGTCGCTTACCGCCGTCAAGCCGCCTCCGATTCGTCCTCGATCATCCAGTCCAGCGCAAGCACAGCCTGTTCCGTGCAACCACAATAGGGCAGCATTCCAGGCCGATCCTCTGGCGACTTCCGAACCGTCTCACCGTCGAACTCGCGCCCGACCCAATCGGTGCGTTCGGAATACAGGTTGCCATCGCGCGACAGGTGGTCCTCGCGCGGGTTTCGCTTCGAACTATGCCGCCAGCGGAATAGCGGAATGCCAGCCTGCCTGCGCCGCTCCTGATTGAGCTGTGCGCCGAGCTTACTGACCTGGTCGCCCGCAATCCTGATCGCGCGGCGCCGCTCCATCGCTACGGCTTCACGGATCTCGCGCGCAATGTCCGCCGGGCTGGTGCGGTTCTGATAGCCGCGGAACACCGAGCCACCTATCCGCCGTCGTGTTTCGTCCGACACGGATCGCACGAGACCCACATTCTCCTCGATCACCGCCGCGACCGTCCGGCGCACGTCCTGGGGGCCAATCATCATGGCGATGTCGACCTTGGCACCGGCGAGCAACGACGCGGCCCACTTGCGACGATGCGCCAGTTCGACTTTCGCGGCCCAAGTGGCGAGCGCGGGTCGGATCGTCAGGAAGACGCCTGCTAGGTCAGCCTCGACCTGCGAGATGATGGCGCCCGTGTCTTCCGGCGCGTCTGTCGTCATCTGGGCGAAGGTGCGCTCGTAGCTTTCCATGATGCGCGACAGGGCGGCATCCCAGCGCGCCACCACGTCGGCATAGGCAGCCTGATACAGGTCGGTCGCCAGCATCGCAGGCAGGGCGATCGGTCGGAGCGGGATGGCGGATCGACGGACACCGGCGGCACGCGCCATGCGGGCGATGGGGAGGGGCATTACGCCTCCACGATTCCCGACTTCCAATCTTCGTCCAGGTTCTCGAATATCTCGGGCCCGAACCGCATCTCGCCCGCGAAGGGCTTGATCGCATCGATATCGAGATCGGCCGGCGCTTCGTAAGTCAGCGTGACGTGGGGCAGATAGTCGGGGAAGTCGTGCGATGCGCCGCGTCGGATCATGTCTTCGTGGCGATACGATAGCGCGGACGAGGCGAATTGCAGGACGACAGCGCCGCCGTCGAAGCGCTCCAGCGCGCGAGGCCCGCTGAGAATCTTGATCCCGCCATCGCTCGACACGCCCCAACCATCCTCGCCCATTGCGATCGGATCGACCGGCTTGCGGCTGTAGAGCACCGTGACGTGCATATCGTCGGCGGACAGGGTGGACGTAAAGCCGTTATCCTTGGCCCACGCGATGAGATCGGCGGCGTTCAGGAGGTTGCGGCGAACGTAGAGCGCGCGCGGCTTGGCATCATTCGCAGCACGGCGGGCGGGGACGCTGCCCCCGCCTTCACCGGCAGATAGTTTGATCACCTCACTTTCGTTGTTTTCCGGTTCTCGCTGTTCCATCCCGATGCCGGTCCGCACCGCTTCCGGCACCTTTGCCAACGCGGCGTCGATCCCAGGCAGAAAACCCTCGCTCGACATGAGGTTCTGCACGCCCTCGGCAAGCGCGGTCTCGGGCATGGTCGCGCTGGTCTGTAGCTTCTCGACAGCCTCCATGAGCGTCTTGAAGCGCGTGGCCTCGTCCTTCTCGCTCGGCAGGGACAGCGGGTTCCAGCGATACCACGCCGTCGCATCCGGCACGCGTCCGATCGCGGACGGAACAAGATGCCGATCCAGCTTGTCGATGCACGGCGAGAGGCGCATTTCCTGCCGGGCCCGAACGAGCTTGTTCCAGTCGAGCTGCTGGCTCTCGCCGCTGCTGTTCAGACCTTCCGGCGCGCGGCCCAGCAAGCGGGTGGCGGGGATATCGGAAACGGCGGCGCAGAACTCGGCGTAGAAATTGAGCACGTCTTTCGCACCCGCGAAGCTGTAGGTCGCGTCCTCGATCTGCTCCCCGCCTTTGCCTTCTCCATCGCCCGCGTCAAAGATGATGGCGTTGTGGATGCTCTCGGCCTGCGCGAGGATGGCGAGGCGCTTCATCACCTTCTCGTCCTCGCCCGCCGCCATCATTTCGTAGAGACCACGAATTCCGATGCGGAGCGTGCGCGCCTTGTGGAGCAGAGCGGCGAAGCTGGCACGGGCCGTGTCGCTGTCCTTCACTGCGTCGAGAACCTGGGCAACGACGCTTTCGCCCCAATACTGGTCTGCGGTGCTGGTCGCGGCCATCGCCATAGTCGCAGTCGTGTCGGCCCGGAACGGGATCACGCGCGAGGGATGGATGGTCTGTTGACCCGAGGCGGACTGCAGCTTCCACATGATGGGATCGCCGTAGCCAGGCTCGCGCGCGTCGTCCTGCAGCGTGTCGAACGACAGATGCCAGCGCGAGACGACATGCACGAACTTGAGCGTACCGCGTCCGATCGTGTCGGGCGCAGGCTCCGATGGGTTGCCGGGCAGCCCCATGATGATCGCGCCGCCGCCCATATCGCGCAGCCTTTCGGCATCGTAGAACGCATTCAAAATGCCGAGACGCTTTTCCTCGTTCTCGACGGCGGTGATCTGGTTCGCCTCCAGCTGCCAGGAGCGCCATTCGCGCACCATGTCGAGGGCGGGAATGGTGATGATCTTCCGCATCAACCCCGACCCGGAATAGGCGGCGGCGATCTCGACCTGTGTGAGCGGTCGCCAAATGTAGGTCGAAGCGGTTCGCGGATCGCGACGGGTGCCGCTGCCGGTCAGGGCGTTCGCGAGGCCGTCCATCGCGCGCACTCCCATGACCTGATCCATGGTGTAGCCGGGCTTGGGACGGATGTTGGTGAGACGGCCTGCCATCCTGCGCGCTTACGATACGCGAGCGGCGGACCTTACCGCCGTCACATTACGTCTGCCAGCGAGGGGCGCGGCGCATCGCCCAGCATCAGTTCGGTCAGGGCCCACACCATCGCGTCGGCGCGGTCGGGCGAGCCTTCGCCGACGTAGCCGGTCGCGGTGAAATTGGTCAGCTGGTCTTCGAGGTCCGGGAAATAGCCGACGTGATGGACCCGGCCCTGTTCCGCCAGCGCCGCGATCGGCTCGGCCCGGACGGATTTGCCACGCGATGCCTTCACGGCTCGATAGGGCACCTTCGGGTCGACCGATTGAACGATGGCGCGCACCATGTCCCCGCCGAAGTTCGCCTCACCGATGATGCGATCAGCGTCATGGTAGTGGAAGCGCTCGACAATGCGCCGACCCCATCCTTCCGGCGATAGCTGGCACGTCGCGTCCTCCAGCACGTAGCCGTGCCCGTCGATGCCGAGACCCGCGACGACGATCCCGATATCATCTCCCGCACCATCGCCCTTCGTTCCGCTGGGATCGCCCGCCACGACGATCCGGCGCAACTCGGGCAGCTGGTCAGGCGTGATCCGCAACGCATCGATGCCGGGGATGACGCCGCCATCGGGTGCTGTGCGGTCCTCCATCGTCCACAGCGCGCCGTTGACTTCGCTAGCCCACTCGCCTTCCTTGAACCGCAACCGCTTTGCCGCGCTCATGCCATCCAGCACCTCGAAGTATTCGCTCGGCAGGTTGTCCCGGTTGTCGTCCGGGTTGATCTTCATCTCGACGTAATTCTGAGGGTCGGGCAGCGCCTCTTTCGTGCCGGGTTTCATGTGGGCGCGAAACAGCTGGTATGACCAATGCAGCTTCGATGGCGGATTGCAGTCGAACAGGGCTTTGAGCGCAAGGTGCGTCCGGCCCGTCACCGCGGCGATTTCGGCCGCGAGCTCGACCTTCTGCGCCAAGCGGGAAAGCGCCATCTCGACCGAGCCCCACGGTATCTGCGAGGACTCGTTCAGGTAGATCGTCGCGTATTCCTGGCCGAGGATCTTCTCGACCCGCTCTTTGTCGTCCAGTCCGCCGATCCAGATTTGCGATCCGTTCGGCAGCTCAAGATAGAAGTCCGTCTTGTCGGGCCGGACGCGCAGCGCCGGGAAGCAGAGCTTGATGACCTTCGGCAGCGTGTCGGACCAGATCGACGTCTTCGCGTGATTGAACCTGAAGCGGAAGATCGCGTGCCGGCTACCAGGCGCATTGATGGCGCGCTGGACGATCGCGCGGCAGAGCAGGAACGTCTTGCCGGAACGCGAGCCGCCACGCAGCATGACGTTGCGTGCGCCGCTGGCGAGCAGGCGGTTGGCTTCGCGCTGCTTATCGGTGAGGGTGGCGGTCATTCGCCCGATGCTTGCGAATTTGATCGCCTGCACCCCAGAACACGCCAATGCAATATGCGAGAAGGACGCTGCCAAGCCATAGCGCGGCGATATGACCCATCACCCCTTGAACGGCCGATAGCAGTAGGATCACGACGGCGGCGGGGATCCAGTCTCTCACAGCGCCGCATCCTCGGGTAGCACGTTGATCTGCATGTCACCGGAGTGCTCGATCTTGTCCTTGAAGGCCTGGACGTCGACGTGCTTGCCGATCAGTTCGATGCGCTTCGTCCGATCGCTGATCTTGATCTTCGTGACGCGGCCTGCACCTTCAGCGATCGTTTCGACGTCGACGCCAGCGACAAGCCCGGTGCGCCAGATCAGCGGCCATTCCTTCACGGGCTTCAGATTGCCGCTCTCGTCGTAAAGATCGGCCATGTCGGCCTCGACCTCCTTGCCGAGCCTTTCGAGCACCCAGCGGGCGTTC